GGCGTCTGGGCCCGGCAGACGGGCGCGGCCCCGATCGAGCGCGGCGAGCGCGTGACGTTCGGCGTCGAGGCTGAGCCCGGCTGGGCCCGCGCGTCGATCGCGGTCGCGATCGCGACGGCCGACGCGCCGACGTTCGTCGGGCTCGTCGCCGATCTCGTGGCCCCGGCGGGCTCGACGATCTCGCCCGCGGAGCTCGTCGCCGAGCTCGATCGGGTCGCGGCGACCTGGGCGCCGTCGCTCGTCGTCTGGTCGCGGGCGGCTGCCGCGGCGAAGCATCTCGACGCCTGGGCGGCCGGGGCCGACGTCCCGACGATGGCGCTCACGCCGGGCGAGCTCCGCGGCGCATCCGAGCTCTTCCGATCGGAGCTCGTCGGCGCGCGGCTGGTGCACTCTGACGACCCGTTGCTCGGCGCGCAGGCGCGGCGTGCGCGCCCGTCAGGGGCCCTTCAGGCGGGCGGCTGGTACTTCAGCGTCCGAGAGTCCCGCGGCGCGATCGACGGGCTACGTGCGGCAGCCTGGGCGGCGTGGGGCGCGATCTCGCCCGAGGCGTTGCCACCCGTGCCGGAGATTCACTAGACCTACGTCATATGACGTAGTACCGTCCGCGGCGTGGGTGGTGGGTGGTCGGATTCGTTGCGGCGCTGGTTGGGCACGCGGCCGTCCGAGTCGGACCTCCCCGGACAGATCGAATGGGCGGTGGATCGCAGGCTCGGGCTCGCCGATTACCTGGGCATCCCGGCCGTGGCGCGGGGCCGCGGGCTGCTGATCTCGCTCATCGCGCAGATGGAGCCCGTCGCCTGGGCGAACGGCTACCCGCTGACCGATCAGCCGCGCGTGCTGCTCCGGCCCGCTCCGGGCGTCACCCGCCATGACTACCTGACCGAGCTCGGCGCGAGCCTGATCGATCACGGCGACGCGTACCTGTGGCAGCCGCGCTCGGGCCGGAACGCGTCGGGCTATCCCGACGTGTCGATCGTCCTGCCGGCTGACGAGGTGCACGTCTCGTGGTCCGACGACTCGCGCCTGTTCCGGCGCTACCGCTGGCGCGATCGCGAGCTCGCCGCGGGCGGCAGCTCGCCGGAGCTCGTGCACGTCTCGATCAATCGCGCGTCGGGCGAGCTCACCGGGCACTCGCCGCTCGATGCGATCGCGGCATCGCTCGATCGGATCATCGCGGCCGAGCTCTTCGCCGAGGACTGGTTCGAGACCGGCGCGGTGCCATCGGCGACGCTGAAGTACGAGGGCACACTCTCCGACGCCGAGGCCGACGCGGCGCAGGCGCGCTGGGTCTCGAAGCGGCGCGAGCACCTGCCGGCGATCCTGTCGCGCGGCTGGGACCTGAAGGAATCGGGCTCGGACCCCGAGAAGTCGCAGCTCCTCGACACGCGCCGGTGGGGCGTGCTCGAAGTCGCGCGTGGGCTCGGGATCGTGCCGGCCGAGCTCCTGCTCGCCGAGGTGGGCGGCTCGTCGCTGACCTATCAGAACAGCGCGCTCATGCTCGACAATCTCGTACGCGTGACGGTGCAGCCGACGTACCTCGCACCGATCGAAGAGGCGTTGTCGGACCTCCTGCCGGGCACACAGGCGGCGCGCTTCGATCCGGCCGAGCTCTTTCGGCTACAGACGGCCGAGCGCTTCGGGGCGTACGCGGTGGGCCTGGGCGCCGGGTTCCTACAGCTCGAACAGATCGACCGGTGGGAGGGCTGGCGGCGTGACGTTCCGCCCCCGATCCCGCCATCGCTCGCGCCGACGCCGCGACCCGTCGAGACGCCGGCGCTCCCGGAGCCCGAGCTCGGGATGATGCCGGCCCCTGTAGGAGTGCTGCCGTGACCAAGCTCCTTCGATCATCCGTCGCCGATGCCGCGCTCATGGTCCGTGACGAGCCCGCCCGCGAGATCGATCTCCGGATCATGCCGTGGGGCGAGATCGGGCAGACGGCGCAGGGGCCCGAGCGCTTCCGGCGCGGCGCGTTCCGGGGCGTCGATCCGGCGACCGTGACGCTCGAAGCGATCGGCGCGCACGCGGCCGAGCCGGGCGTGCGGCTGGCCGGCCGAGGCATCGCGATCGACGAGCGCGACGACGCCGCGTACATGACGTTCCGTGTGTCACGCACGCGGGACGGCGACGAGCTCCTAGAGCTCGGCCGTGATGGCGTCTACCGCGGCGCGTCGATCGTGTTCGCAGAGATGCCGGGCGGATCGCTCCGCGGCCGTGACGGCGTGACCGAGCGAAGCCGTGTTGATCTCCGACGTGTCGGCGTTGTCGAGCGCGGAGCCTATCCGTCAGCCGGTGTGCTGGCGGTGCGATCGGAGGATGCGATGCCATCGAACGAGACGCCGGTGCCCGAGCCCGAGCCCGTCCCGACCCCTGTCCCGAATCCCGAGCCCGAGCCCGTCCCGCCCGGCCTACGCGTCGACGTGCTCGGCCGGATGGAAGAGCTCCGCACCGATCTCGTCGGGCGGATGGCGGTGCTCGAAGCCGGCGGGCGACCGGGCTCGCCGCATCTCCTGGGCCGGTACGCATCGTTCGGCGCGTACGCCGACGCCGCATACCTCGATCCCGAGCTCGCGCCGCTCCTGGGCCGCGTGCTCGCCGATCAGCTCACGACGGACAATCCGGGCGTGATCCCGCCATCGTGGGCGACCGAAGTCGCCGGCATCCTGGCCCGGCCGCGGCCGGCGATCACGGCGCTCGGCGGGCCGGCGTCGCTCGGCGATAGCGGGATGGAGCTCGACTGGCCGTACCTCGATCCGGCGCTGAACCTCGATACGATCGTCGCGAAGCAAGCCGCGGAGAAAACGCAGATCGCATCCGTGAAGGTGAAGATTCTGAAGGGGTCGCAGCCGATCGACACGTACGCCGGCGGCTCGGACGTCTCGTATCAGCTCATCCGGCGGAGCAAGCCGTCCTATCGCGAGGCGTATCTGCGCATCCTCGCGATCGCCTACGCCCGCGCAACCGAGGCCGCGTTCGAGGCGCAGCTCCTGGCGGTCGCCGGCAGCTCGCTCGTCCTGACCGCGGCCGCGAACGCCGACGCCGTTCGGGCGTTCCTGTTCGCGGCGAGCTCGCTCGTCGAGGATGCGACCGGCGCGCCGGCGACCGTCGATCTCGTGAGCCCGACCGAGTTTGCGCGCCTGGGCGGGCTCGCCGGCCTGTACCCCAGCGCGTACGGCACCTCGAATATCCCCGGCACCGCGCAGGCGAGCACGCTCGCGATCAATATCAGCGGGCTCCCGATCGTCCGGGCCCCGTTCCTGCCGGGCAACACGCATATCGTCACGAACGACGAGGGCGCGTCGTGGCACGAGGACGGGCCGTTTCCGATCTCGGCCGAGGACGTCGCGAAGCTCGGGCAGAATGTCGCGATCTGGGGAATGGGCACGGGTGCCACGACGGCCCCGAAGGGCATCGTCAAGAGCACGCTCACCTAGCCCGCGGTCATGGTCGTGTGGATCACCGGGGCCGATATCCTCCTGCACGCGGGCGTGACCGCGGGCGGGGCGTCGGCCCCGTCCGACGAGGACGTGGCGTGGGCTGACGCCTGCGCCGCGGCCGTGTCGGCCGGCTTCGATCACAGGCTCACAGGCGCGACCGTCACCGGCGACGAGCCGGAGCTCGTGTGGGCCGCGCGCGGCTGCGGCGTCGAGGCGTACAAGCGGCGTGAGGCGGTGTTCGGGCTGACGGGCTACGTCGATCTGCAAGGCGCGGCGATCCGCGTCGCGCGCGACTACCTCGAAGCGGTCGCGCCGACGATCGCCCGGTACGCGACCTTCGGGCTCGCATGAGCTCGCGCGTCCTGGCCGCGCGGGAGCTGATCCTCGCAGCGCTCGACGCTGGCGGGATCAGCTCGGCGACGACGGGCCGGTTTGCCGCACCGTGCGTGCACGTCGAGCCCGGCGATCCCTGGTCTGAGCCGGCCGCGCTGAAGGGCGGGGCGTCGGGCCGGCGGCTGACGCGCTGGCGGCTGACGGCGATCGCCGGCCGGGCCGATTCGGATGCCGCATTCGTCACCCTGGGCGAGCTCGTCGACGCGGTAGACGACGCGCTCGTACGCCTGTCCGGCGCGCAGCTCCCGGTGTGGGGGAAGCCGACCGACTACCTGCTCGACGGCGTGGCGTACGCGTCGGCGATCGCAACCGTTCAGCTCACCGTGTAGGAGGTACCGACCGTGGGATCGCCGCTGTTCATGCGAGACGTCTCGCTCACCCTGAAGCTCGTGGGCGGTGCGGGCTCCCGCGCCGAATATAACTGCGACGCGCATCTCGCCGAGATCGTCCCGACCGCGGGCGACGAGGTGACCTACGTCACGCTCTGCGAAGACGGGACGCATTCGCAGATCGGCGCGACGACGTACGCGCTGCATATCGTGGCCGCACAGGACTGGTCGACGACCGGGCTCGCCCGGTTCCTGTGGGAGAACGACGGGGCCGAGGCCGAGTTTCAGTATCAGGCGCACGGCTCGGACGTCCTACCGCCCACGGCGGCGATGCCTGGGATGGCCGGCCTGTGCCGTCTCGTCGCGGGCGCGTACGGCGGCGAGGCTGAGGCGTACGCCGAGCTCGACGTGACGATGCCGTGCACCTCGAAGCCGACGCTCGCGGTCGCGGCGTTCCCGGCCGCGGCGGCGTCGGGCAAGTCGGGCAAGTCCGAAGCGGCTTAGCCCGTGGCCGCATCGAAAGGCCGGGTGAAGGTCTCGGGCGTGCGTGAGGTGCAAGCCGCCATGAAGCGGCTCGAAGCGTCCGCGGCCGATCTCGCGACCGTGCACCGCGAGGTAGCGGCGACGCTGGTCCCGAGCGTCGGGCTGCGCTCGCCGCGGCGCTCGGGCGCGCTGGCGGGCTCGTGGTCCGCCAAGAGCACGAAGACGCGCGCCCGGATCGTCTCGTCGGTCGCCTACGCCGGCGTGATCGAATACGGCTGGGCGCAGCGCGGCATCGAGCCCGCGCGCATGGTGCGTGACACGATCGAGGCGTCGCAGGACGAGATCATCGGCGAATACGAGCGCGCGCTCGCGAAGCTCGGCGCGCGGGCCGGGTTCGAGGTGAAGCCGTGACGGAACCGCGCCGGGTCGTGCTGACGCTGCCCGATCTGCGCCGTCTGACGATCCTCGAACGGGCCCGCGCCGCGGCGATCGTGGGCGTCGCCGAGCGCGATCTCGCCGGGCTGCTCCGCTCGATCAACGCGCACGACGCGGCGCCGGGCGATCTCGTCACCGGCACGGAGCTCCTGTACGCGCTCGCGTGGCAGCTCGGCCGGCGCGATGATCCGGCGCTCACCTGGGCGCAGGCGCAGACGTGGAATCTCGTGCGGAACCTCGACACGCCGGCCGACGCCATCGCCGAGGCGGAGGCGCGTGCATCGGTGCAAGCGGCGATCGCGACCGGGCTCCCGCCCAAGGACGCCGGCGAGCTCACGCTCGCGCACCTCGACGCGTACGCCACGGTGCGCCGTGACGCGGCCCGGCCGCGGACTCGGCGAGGGCGTCGGCGATGACGGTCGGGCTCGTCGTCGAGATCATCGGCGACGCCTCGAAGCTCGCATCGGAGCTGGACAAGACCGAGGGCAAGGTAGGCGGGCTCGGCTCGAAGATCGGCGGCTCGGGCGTCAAGATCGCCGCATTCGCCGGCGTCGTGGGCGTGGCTGCGGTCGGGATGCTCGCGCTCGCCGACGCCGCGGCCGCGGACCGTGACGAGGCCGCGAAGCTAGAGACCGTCATCAAAGCCGCGGGCGCGGCGCACGGCGACTACGCGGTGCAAGTCGAGGCGGCGATCGCGGCCGGGCAAGAGAAGGCGTTCACCGATTCGCAGACGCGCGCAGCGCTCGAATCGCTCGTGGTCGCGACCGGCGACGTCACCGCGGCGACCGGACTCCTGGGCACCGCGCAGGACGTCGCCCGCTTCGCCGGCGTCGATCTCGCGACCGCGGCCGATGCCGTCGCGAAGGCGCAGGCGGGCTCGGACGGCGCGCTCCGAAAGCTCATGCCTGGGCTCGCGAAGGGCGCGACGGCGATGGATACGCTCGCGCTCGCGACCGACACCGCGGCGGGCTCGGCCGACACCTACGCCACGAGCTCGCAGGGGATGAAGGACAAGGGCGCAGACGCGTTCAGCGAGCTCGGCGAGACGATCGGGTCGGTGTTCCTGCCGATCCTCGACGAGCTCATGCCCGCGATCCTGCCGATCCTGAAGGCGTTCGGCGAGCTCGTGAAGGCGCTCCTGCCGGCGCTCGTGCCGCTCGTGAAGCTCCTCGCGAAAGCCCTGGGCATCGCGGCCGACGTCCTGAAGACGGTGGTTACGTGGCTCTCGAAGCTCGTCGGGTGGCTGGGCGACGCGATCGGCGCGGTCGGGCACTTCCTCGACTCGATCAACCCGTTTCGGAATATCAGTCTGCCGAGCCTGCCGTTCCTGTCGAGCGCGGCGTCGGTCGCGTCGGCGGCGCCGGCCGGCCGCGCTCGGGCGGGCGGGAGCTCCGGCGTGGGCGGCGTGACGGTCAACGTCTCGGGCGACCCGGCCGTGATACAGGCTGCGATCGTGCGCGCGCTGCGGACCTACGACCGGCGGAACGCGCCGCTGCGGGCCGTCTGACCGTGGGCGTCGCCGCGGCCCCACAGACGCACGTCGAGCTCTTCGGCTATTCGGGCGTCGCGGGCGGCTGGGACGGCGCGCGCTGGGATGAGGGAGCCTGGGACGCGGCGCGCTCCTGGCAGAACGTCGATTGTCTGGTGACGTCGGCCCGGATCGGGTGGGGCGCCGACGACACGCTCGGGTGTCTCGCGCAGTCGGCGGCGGGCGTGTGGCAGATCAGGACGCACGACCCGCTGCGGAAGCTCGACCCGAGCAATCCGGCCGGCGCGTACCAGCTCCTGACGGTCGCCGGAACGCCGATGCGGATTCGCTTCGGCGGCTCGACGCTCCGCACGGGCTACCTCGACGAGCTCCGCTACGCGTTCGGCGATTCGGTGGGCGATCTCGCAGGCTCCGACGCGATCGCGCAGATGGCGCAGTGCGAGACGCCCGACGCCTGGGTACCGACGTTCACGGACCCGTCCGCGTTCACCCTGTACGCGCTCGCCCGACAGGCGATCGCCGCGGCCGGGCTCGCGATCACCGTCGAGGCCGATCCCGTCGCGGGCGATCCGCAAGTCGCGTTCGTCGAGACCGAAGGGCAGAACGTGTGGCAGCTCATCCGCACCGCGGCGACCGACGCGCTCATGCTCGCCTACGTGGACTGGATCGGCCGTCTGTGCTTCGCACCGTTCGGCGCGCCCGTCGATAACGGCATGGTCATCGGCGACGGCGGTATCTGCCCGGTCGATCTCGACGTGAGCCGCACAGAGCGCGGCATCGTGAACATCGTCACCGATGGCGCGGGCGAGGTGGGCCGCGATCAGGGCTCCATCAACGTCTACGGGCCGCGTGTGTACCGGGTCGATCGGCGCGAGCCGGGCTCGACGCGATGGGGCGCCGCGATCATCGCCGACCGGGCGACCGCGGCGATGGAATACGAGCCCGGCGAGCTCCGCCCGGAGGATGCGAACGAGCTCGTCACGCTGGCGCACGCGCGGGCGAATGAGGCGGTGCGGCTCGTGCTGACGGCCGACGAGCACGCGATCGACGTCGCGACGCAGTACCTGGGCGGCTCGATCGCGTTCGATGCCGCGGGCGACTGGCGCGGCGAGGTGCGTCTCTATAAGCCTGGGAGCGCGTACACCTACACCCCGCCGATCGCGACGACGCCCGGCACCGCGGCCGTGATCGCGACGCGCGCCGCGGCCGACGCGTACCTGTTCCTCCCGTGGGCGGGCTCGGCGACGATCGAGCCGATGGGCGCGGGCCTGAATAACACAATCGCGACCACGATCGAGGGGACGGCCCGGACCGTGGGCGACCCGTATAGCAACGGGCGCGCGCTGGTTCGCTTCGAGCCGGACTGGTCGGGTGCTCGCCGCTACCGCGGCGCGCGGCTGCGCCTGTACCTCAACCCGAGTTTCTACGGCCCGACCGCGCCCAAGACGCTCGATATCCGGCGGATCATCGGCACATGGTCCGAGGGCTCGCAAGCGCTCCTGAGCCCATACAACGCCGTGGTCTGGCCGGGCCCCGCGGCGACCGACGTCGGGCGCGTGACGCCGCTCGTCGGCGGCACGCTCGGCGCGTACGGCTACCGCGAGTACGACGTGACCGAGATCATCCGGGCGCTCGCGCCGCGCTCGCTCGGCGGCTCGGGGCTGCCGGACATGGGGATGTCCATCTGGCCGGGCGCAGAGAACATCGATTCAAAGGTGCTCATCGGGTCGCGCGAGTCGTCGCAGCCCGACTACGCGCCTCATCTGCTGCTCGATGTAGAGGTGTAGCGATGACAGACGACGAGATCGGCCCGGCGCCGGAGTGGCCCGACGAGGCGACGCAACAGCCGGCCGGGCCGCTCGCGGTGTCGCCGGCGGTACCAGCGCGGCCGGTGTCGGGCGCGGTCATCGCGTCGGCGTGGGGCACCGACGTTCACGATCGCATCTACACACCGAAGGGCGTCGTGGTGAACGGCGCGCAGATCACCAACCCGACGAACTTCAACCCGTTGCCGATCGATGCCGTGCTTGCGGGCGACGCCGCATACGCCAATCTCGCCAGCGACGTGATCGCCATTCCGGCTGGCCGGGACGGGCTCTACCAGTGCAGCGCGCTCGTTACGGCCGTCTCGCTCGCTGCCGCGGAGATCGCGTGGGTGGAGCTACTGCACAACGGGACCGTCATCGCCGGCGCCTACTTCGCGCCGGGCATGACGACGAACACCGTGCCGAGCTCGATGGGGGCCATCGCGGCACTCGTGGCCGCCGATCAGATATACGTGCGGGCGGTGCACCTTGGCTCGACCGTGAAGCTCAAGCTCGAACGCCTGTCCGTGGTCCGCATCGGGCACGCGCTGACATGACCGCGCTCACGTTCGCCATCGTCGCGCTGACGGTCATCCTGTCCGTGCTCGTCGGGGCGTATCTGGCGCTCGCGATCCGGGGCGAGGACGCGACCGTGATCGGCGCGGCCGGCGCGGCGGCGGGCGCGTTCCTGGCCGGGCTCGTCACGGCCGAGATCGTGCGGAGTAGGAGGGACCGATGAGCGCGAATCAGAAACCCGACTATCGGCCGGCGTTCGTCACGCAGCGCGACGGGAGCTCGCTCGCGTCGAGTAACTGCCGGATGGCGTCGGCGGCGATGGGCCTGGACTTCGAGACGCGCGGGGCGAAGACGTCGAGCGGCGCGAAGATGCGGAGCTATACCGACGATCAGTCGGGCGGGACGGACTCGGGCGACGCCAAGCAAGCCTGGGACCGCGGCTACGATCAGACGCTGACCGTGCGCGACGGTGGGACGTTCGATCAGGCGCTCGCCGATCTGCGGGCGTGGCGGGCGGTGCACCTCGATATCTGGGCCGCGGCGACCGGACAGGAATGCTTGTCGGGCTCGGGCGACTATGGGCATACGGTCATCGTGCTGCCGGACTACACCGCGGACGGGTGGGCGGTGGGCGACCCCTGGTGCACCGGCGGCTACGGGCGCATCCCCGAGTCAAAGCTCCGCAAGGGCGCGGAGACGTGGGGCTCCGAGGTGTACGGCCGGGCCGCGGAGGAGCCCGACTACCCGACCGATGGGCCGGGCCCGCGGGACCCGCGCGTCCTGGCGATCGTCGCGCGCATCGTGCGACGGTTCATGTCGGAGCACTATCCCGGCGGACCTCCCGGCGAGCTCCGCCACGCCGACACGGGCGGCGGGTCGATCCTGTTCACCGTGACGCATCCTTTGGAGGGCGACGTGATTCCTCTGTACAGCGCGGGCGACCGGAAGCGCATCCTGCCGGCCGGGACCGATCTCTACGACGCGCCGGGCGGCACCAAGACGGGCGATCTGTCCGAGGGGTCCGCCAAGAACACCGTTTTTCGGATCGTCGCGCAGGACAAGCCCGACAAGCCGGGCTGGTGGTTGATCGATGGCGGCGGCGAGGGCGCGAGCATGAAGTGGGTCAAAGCGATCTGACGGCGTAGACTCGGGTCGCGATCGCTGACCGTCGAGCTCCGGCGCTAGCCCTTCCGTCCTGCTGGACTCCGGGGCGACACGCCGGGACCTCCGGCCGGCGGTCGCTTATCCCTAGAGATCGTCCTGCTCGGCCCGGTGCTTCGCCGTGTGGGCCGGCCCCCATCCCGACCCGCGGTACTCGCGGGGCCACAGGCGACGGGCGTCGGACCACAGGCGAGCGCGGACGTAATGGAGTGCTTGGCGGGTGATCGTCCGATCCTCCGCTTCGGCGACCCGCACGAGCAAGGCGTATTCATCGTCGTCGAGCGTCACGCGAACATCTTTCATGCGTACGCGAGTACCACAATCGCCGGAGGGCGCGCGACCGTATCCCGCCAGACGCAACGGTGATACTTCCGCGGTGTACTGTGGCAATCCCAGCCGATGCGCGCGATACTGAGGCGGTGATCCTCATGGCCGGCGACGACTCCCCCCCCCCCCCGACGCTCGCGATCGATGCGCGGCACCTCGTGCCGTTCGATGATCTCGTGGGCCGGCAGGAGATCGCCGAGCGCCTGGGCGTGACGGTCGCCGCGGTCGATACATGGCGGCGCCGCTCGGGCGCGTTCCCTGCGCCGTTGATCGTCCTGAGCTCTACCCCGATCTGGCGCATGGCAGCCGTCACCGGATGGGCGTCACGCAACCGGCGTCC